GAAAATCCAGCAATAGAAGAAGACTTTGTTGCTTTAAAAAATCAAGAATTTAAGTTAGCAGAAGTAGATGCTGAAAAGCGTATACTAATGGGACCGGCATTAATTCCTAATAAACCTATTTACAGGAAAAACGAAGATAAAGAATACTATATATATTTTTCTAAGAACACTGTAAAGAAAGCTAGTGAATTATTTTTAATGCGTGGTAAACAAAACAATTCTACATTTGAACATCAGACTCCATTACAAGGAATGAGTGTCGTAGAGTCTTGGTTAGTAGAGGATGATAAACAAGATAAGTCACGTAAGTATGGATTAGACGTTCCAGTTGGAACTTGGATGGTGTCTATGAAAGTAAACAACGAAGAAGTTTGGCAAGAAGTAAAAGCTGGTAAGATCAAAGGATTTTCAATCGAAGGTTATTTTGCAGATAAAATAGAACGTCCGCAAGATAAATCAATAAAAGACGAACTTGCTGAGATAGAAAACGAAGAAGCAGAATACTTACTCACTACTATTAAAGGTATTATCAAAAAAGATAAACGTTATAAGAGTGGCCAGACGATGGAATTAGAGTCTTATAGTGATTATCCATCTGGTGTAAAAAACAATGCAAAGAGAGGCCTTGAATTAAACAAGAAGGTGAATAATAAATGTGCTACGCAAGTAGGTAAAGTAAGAGCACAGCAATTAGCACAAGGTAAACCTATTAGTGTACAAACAATAAAACGTATGCATAGTTACTTGTCAAGAGCTGAAACATATTATGACGAAGGTGACTCTAAAGCATGCGGTACTATAAGCTACTTACTTTGGGGTGGTAAAGCTGGTAAACGTTGGGCTGAAAGTAAACTAAAAGAACTTGGTGTAATTGATCTTAAAGAACCTTGCTATGAGGGATATGAGATGATTGGTTTTAAAATTAAAAACGGACGTAAAGTACCTAACTGTGTACCAGAGAAATAATGGCAAAAAAGATTATAAATAGTTATAAGCCAGAAAGTAGATCTAAACGACCTGGTGTACATAGCAAGAATGCTAGTAAAGGACAAAACGGATATAAACAAAAATATAGAGGGCAAGGAAGATGAGAAAAATGTACGATAGATTTAAAAGATTTTATTCAAGTCCTAAAACAAACAAACGAGCTTGTTTATGTAAAGACAATACTTACTCACGTAAATGCTGTGATGGTAGTATTCAAGCTCAAGGTATAGGCAAAATATAACAAATAAAAATTAAATTATTATATTATTATGAATCCAGATGTAAATAAAATCTTTAACAAGTTTAAAGAAGATAAAGTAGAACTATCTACTGAAAAAGTAGAATTAGGTGCCGCTGATGATTTAGGTAAGATTTTAAATGATTTAAATAGATTTGCCAAAAGTGCAAATAGAGAAAATCAAAATATAGTTACAAATCGTAATGAAGCCCAAGCACTTGATAAAAAAGCTGAAAAAGCTTACCTAGAAGCTGAAGAATTGAATAAGCAAGTTAAAGAAAGATTAGATACCGCTAATGAACTGGATGAAGTAGTAAATAAGTATTTAAGAAACCTAAATAATTCCATTAAAGATGCTAAAAATACTTCTTCATCTATTACGTCTGAAATTGATGATGCTAATCAAAAAATGATTGCCATAGAGCAACAAGCTAAAGAACTAGGTGTGAAACCAACAGATATCGGTATTTATTCTAAAGCTAAAAATAGAATACCTGAAATAGAAAAAATTAGACGTAATTTAGAACTAGCAATAAAAGAAGGTTTAAAACCACTTAAATAATTATGAAAGCGAATGATATGTTAAACCAAGTAAAAGAGCTTCTAGGAATGGAAGCCGAAGCTGAAAATGTTGAGCTTGCTCAAATGAAGCTTGAAAATGGAACAGTTTTGGAAGCAGAGTCTTTTGAAGCTGGAGGAGAAGTATTTATCGTAACAGAAGACGAAAAGGTCGCTGTGCCAGTTGGTGAATACGAACTCGAAGATGGTAAAGTTTTAGTAGTAACTGAAGAAGGCGTAATTGCTGAGATCAAAGAAGGTGGAGCTGAAGAAGAAGCTGCTGAGGAAGAAGTAGAAGCAGAAGAAGAAGAAAAAGTTGAAGCTGAATATGCTACTAAAGAAGAACTAGCTGAAATTAAATCGATGGTAGAGGAGATTAAAGCTATGATTGAAAAAGAAGAAATGAATGCTGATGAACTTGGTAACGTTGTTACTGAAGAACTTGCAGCACAAGAAAAAACTGAGTTATCTGAAGAGCCGGTACAAAAAGTATCACATTCTCCAGAGGCTTCAGTTGAAAAGAAGATGAATTTGTTCTCACAAAAAAGAGCATTTTCAACGATTGATAGAGTATTTAATAATTTAAACAAATAAAAATGAGTAACCACAATGTAAATTTGACTGGCTCAGTTGCCAGTATCACTTCGACTTACGCTGGTGAGTTTGCAGGGAAATATATCTCTGCTGCTTTACTAAGCGGTAAGACATTGGCTGAAGGTGCTATCACTGTAAAGCCTAATGTTAAATTTAAAGAAGTAGTAAAAAAGGTTGCATCTACCAATATCATTGCGGATGGTACTTGCGACTTTACTGAAACTTCTAATGCGCTAACACTTACTGAAAGAATTCTACAACCAGAAGAATTTCAAGTAAACTTAGAGCTTTGTAAGAAAGACTTCCGTAGCGATTGGGAAGCTGTTCAGATGGGATATTCTTCATTTGATAATCTTCCTCCTTCTTTCTCTGACTTTTTGCTAGGTCATGTTGCAGCTAAAGTAGCTGAAAAAACTGAGCAAAACATTTGGGGTGGAGTTAATGCCACTGCTGGAGAATTTGACGGATTCACTGTTCTTATGGCTGCTGATGGAGATGTTGTAGACGCTGCTAATGATTCTGAAACTTCTTATACATCTTCAAACATCGTAAGTTTGCTTGGAAATGTTGTTGATGGAGTTCCTTCTGCTGTCTATGGAAAAGAAGATCTAACACTTTACGTACCTACTGTAGCCCTTCAGGCTTATGTACGTGCACTTGGTGGATTTGCTTCTGGTGGACAAGGCGCTGCTGGTACTGACGCTAAAGGTCAACAATGGTACAATATGGGTAATGCACTTTCTTTTGAAGGTATTAAAATCCAACATGCACCTGGAATGCCTGCTAACCACATCGTAGCTGGTGAAGCTTCTAACCTTTACTTCGGTACCGGTTTATTGGCTGACCACAATGAGGTTAAAGTTATCGACATGGCTGATCTTGATGGTTCGCAAAATGTTCGTGTAGTAATGCGATTTACTTCTGGTGTCCAGTATGGTATCGGTAGTGATTTGGTACTACAAACTTTAGCATAATAATAACTAACATAAAGGGGTAGGTTAGGTAATATCCTGCCTGCCCTTTTTATTTAAACAAAATAACTATGGCTTGTGCATTAACTAAAGGTAGAATTGAACCTTGCAAGGATAGCGTTGGTGGTCTTAAAGAAATTTACTTCGGTGATTTTGGAGATTTAAATGCCACTGGTGCCAACCTTACAGCTGATGATTCAGTTGACAATTTTGATACTTCTGCCGAAACTGTTTTTAAATATGAATTAAAAGGCAACTCGTCTTTTGAACAGGCAATCACAAGTTCTAGAGAAAATGGTACTACTTACTTTGAGCAAACATTGAATTTAACACTTAAAAAACTATCTGCTGCAGATAATAAAGAAGTGAAATTGTTAGCTTACGGACGTCCTCAAATTATTGTAAGAGACTACAATGATAATTACTTTTTAGTTGGACGTGAGCACGGAAGTGAAGTAACTGGTGGAACTATTGTAACTGGAGCTGCTATGGCCGATTTGAGTGGGTATACACTTACTTTTTCTGGTCAAGAAACTTTGCCTGCTAACTTTATTAATGTAGATTCGAATGATGGTTCAAGTATGGTTGTAGGTACAACTACATTGACTATTACATCTGGATCTGATTTTTAATAACTGATTTACTTGATTAATTAAGGGGCTTTTTGCCCCTTTTTTATTATATAAGAAAATAACAAAAACAACTTTTTTTTATTATTATAATATGATAGTCTTAACAACAAGTACGTTAGCACAAAGCTTTGATTTTATTCCTAGCAATTATACGCTATCTACACAAGATATTTATCATATAACAATTGACAGTGAAACAGAAAACAAACAAGTATACTCTGAGTCAGTATCTAGTTTTACAAAGAACAAGTATTTTTACAATCACTCAGGTTTATTTAACTTAAAGAGCGAGAATTTTTATATTTTAAAAATAAAAAAGAACGAAGATATTATTTTTAGTGATAAAATCTTTTGTACTGATCAAGCTTTTTCTGATATTGTATGGAATACAAGTGGTTTTGTATGGAACCTACTAAGCGAAAGTTGGGATAATCCAGCAAGTGGCTTTTCAGTAAATAAAGGGGATTATGTTAAACATACATCCGATAATGAATTTATAATTATATGAGTAACTTACACATATTAAACTTAGCGTCTTATAATAGGCCCGAGATATCTGAAAATAAAAATAAAGATTGGGTTAACTATGGTACTGATAACAATTATTATCAATATATCATAGAGCGCTATAACGGGTCAGCAACAAACAATGCTATTATTAATGGTGTTGTTAATATGATTTATGGTAAAGGATTAGATGCTACTAACTCATCTAAAAAACCAAATCAATACGCACAAATGAAGTCTATTTTTTCTAATGATTGTGTTAGAAAAACTGTGTTAGATCTTAAGTTACTTGGTGAAGGTTCTATGCAAATCATTTATAAGAATGGAAAAGTATACAAGGCTGAACACTTTCCAAGACAAACTCTAAGAGCAGAAAAGTGCAACGAGGATGGTCAAATTGAAGCTTACTATTATCACCATAACTGGAGTAAAATAAAGCCCTCAGAACAACCTAAAAGGATCCCTGCGTTTGGTTATGGTAATGGCAAAGAGTCAGAGATTAAGATAATTAAAAGATATGTGTCTGGATATGACTATTATGCACCTGTAGATTATCAAGGTGGATTAGCTTATGCAGAACTAGAAGAAGAAATTGCTGACTACTTAATTAATGAAGTGCAATGCGGATTCTCAGGCACAAAGGTAGTTAACTTTAATAATGGTGTACCAGATAGAGAAAAGCAAATGCAAGTAAAAGACGATGTACTTGGTAAGCTAACTGGTTCGCGTGGAGAAAAAGTAATTGTAGCATTTAATAACAATGCAGAATCTAAAACCACGGTGGAGGATATACCTTTAAACGACGCACCACAACATTACGAATATCTATCCAATGAATGTGTAAAAAAATTAGTTATTTCACATAGAATTACATCACCACTTTTAATTGGTGTCAAAGATGGAAACTCTGGTCTTGGTAATAATGCTGAAGAAATTAAAACAGCAACTTTGTTATTTGATAATATAGTGATAAAACCTTACCAAGAACTATTAACTGACTGTTTTGATGATGTCCTTTCTGTAAATGGTATTTCTTTAAATTTATATTTTAAAACATTACAGCCACTTGAATTTACAGAAACAGATGATATTGTTAATGAAGAGCAAAGAGAAGAAGAGACTGGTGTTAAAATGTCTAAAGAATGTTGTGAGTTATCTAAAGAAGATTTAACAGACGAAGAATTTGATCTTATTCTTGATAGTTTACGTGGTGAAACAATATCCAATCGTTGGGAAGAAGTTGACTCAAGAGAATTCTCAGATGATAATGATGATATAGAGGCTTGGGCTAATAACTTAATAGACTCAAAACAAGAAAACTTAGAGAAGAAAAGTATTGATTCTAAGAAAAATGGTTTTAGTTATTTAGATAAATCTTTATACAAAGTAAGATACCAATACGATGCTAAATACTCATCTGGCAAATCAAGACAATTTTGCCGTATCATGATGAGCAGAAGTGGAAGGGGAATAGTATATAGAGTAGAAGATATCGATAAGGCAAGTAATGCAGGTGTAAATAAATCTTTTGGACACAAAGGAAAAGCTTATGATCTATTTAGATTTAAAGGCGGAGTAAATTGCGGACACGTTTGGCAGGAAGTTCTTTATAGATTAAAATCTAAAACCATGAAAAAGGATATTAGAAACTATAAAGAGGTTGATGATATTCCTAAGACATATAAACCTACACCTAGAGGCTATAAGGATGCTCGTAAAGCACCGAAAGACATGCCTAATAATGGACATCACCCAAATTACACAGGATAATGGCAACAGCACTATTTATAACCCGTAACGATTTAGTAAAGTACACTGCTGTTAATGGCAATGTAGATACAGACAAATTCATTCAGTTCATTAAAATTTCACAGGATATACATATACAGAATTATCTTGGTTCTGATTTGTTTGATAAGATAAGTGATGATATTATAAATGAAAATTTGACAGGAGATTATTTGTCTTTAGTTGATACATATATAAAACCAATGGTTATACATTGGGCTATGGTAGAATATCTTCCTTTTGCAAGTTATACAATAGCTAATAAAGGTGTTTATAAACATAGTTCTGAAAATTCAGATACAGTTGTTAAAGATGAGATAGATTTTTTAATTGAAAAGTCAAGAAACTTAGCTCAATACTATACTGATAGATTTATTTCTTATATGAGTTTCAACCAAGATACTTATCCAGAATACAATACAAATAACAACGAAGACGTTTATCCAGATAAAAATGCAAGTTTCGAAGGATGGGTATTATGAGGTATAAACCAAAACAGAAAAATATAATAAAATTAAAAAAATATTTAAATGACAATAACAAACGATTGGGGAAAAATGTACTGTGTAAGTTATTGGGGAGTAAATAGCAATAAACAAACAATACAAGAAGTAATAAATTCAGTGTGCTCTTAATTTTAAAAAAATATGGCAAATTTAACAGATAAAAAAATAAAAGATACCTACGAGGGGTTAATAAAGACAAATGATAACAACCCTATAACAGGCCAAGTTGAACTAACTGATGGCTTAGGCAATGGTACTGGTGTAAGCGTATCTACTGATGGTCGTGTTGTTGCTTCAGGTACAGTTTCTTTTGATTCTTTAAGAGATACAAGTGAAAATATAACTGTCACTAAATTCGTAGATGAGGCTGATGGGATTGGAAATAATGATAATGATACTACGCTGCCAACAAGCGCAGCAGTTAAAGATTATGTTGATACACATGTTACAGCACAGGATTTAGATTTTCAAGGAGATAGTGGTACAGGTGATGTTGATTTAGATAGTGAAACGTTTGAAATAACTGGCTCTAATGGTATAACAACAACAGCTTTAAATAATACATTAGATATTGACGGAAGTGCCTTAGAAGCATCCATAAGCACTAATGCGAGTGATATAAGCACTAATGCTAGTAATATTTCTACGAATACTGCAAATATAACGTCTAACGACAGTGACATATCTTCTTTACAAACAGATGTTAGCACAAACACATCTAACATTAGTACTAATGCTAGTAATATATCAAGTAATGATACTGATATAGCAACTAACGTATCGAATATAGCGACTAATACCAGTGGGATAGCTACAAATGTAACTAACATAGCAACTAATGCTTCGAACATAAGTAGTAATGATACCGATATTAGTAACCTACAAGGTGACGTAAGTACCAATACTGGCAATATAAGTACAAATGCAACTAACATTGCGTCTAACGATACCGATATAGCAACCAACGCATCCAACATTGCAACGAATACATCAAACATATCTAGCAACGACACTGATATCGCCACGAATGCCAGTAATATATCTACAAACACATCTAACATAAGCAGTAACGACACAGACATTGCAGCTTTAGACGTAAGAGTTACGGCAAATGCAGGGGATATTACAACAAATGCTAATAACATATCTAATAACGATACAGACATAGCAACGAATACTAGTAATATTGCTACTAATACGTCTGGAGTTGCCACAAACGTAACTAATATTGCTACAAATACAAGTAACATTACTACGAATACAAATAATATTTCCACAAACACAAGTAATATCTCTACTAATACAAGTGATATTTCTACAAACACAGGAAATATATCCACAAATGCAACTAATATATCATCTAATGATACTGATATTGCTACAAACGCAAGTGGTATATCAACTAATGCATCTGGAATATCAACTAATGTTACTAATATAGCAACTAACACATCAGATATTAGTACAAATGCTAGTAACATATCTACTAATACAACAAATATATCGTCAAACGATACGGATATTGCAACTAACGCTAGTAATATATCTACCAACACAAGTAATATTTCTACGAATACAACAGATATAGCTGGTAAGGTATCTAAGTCTGGCGACACAATGACTGGTAATTTAATAATGGGGTCAAATGGTGTTCGTATTGGTGGTACAGGAACAGCAAACGAATTAGATGACTTTGAAGAAGGTGATGCTAATTTAACTTTTGGACTTGCTTACTATCAGCCTGGGTCAAATATAGCTTTTTATAGCGGTACTGATTTTTCTTCTTGGTCAGACAATTCGAGATACGTTAAAGTGGGTAGTTCTGTTACTGTATACATTGATATTACATTTAGTAACTCATCCGCCGCGCCTACTAATTGGTTAAGTGGTTCCCACGCAACTTGGTTAGGTGGTTTACCTTTTTCAGTTGCAGGTTCTTACACTAGTGACTACAATAAAACATCTCCTTTACACGGGGATTATGGTTATGGGATAAATATGCAGGCTTACAATACCGACAATGGTTTTCAAATTAGACCTTATAAATGGGGTACTTATGGAATGTATTTTGGTTTTTCAAGTAATAATGTACAATCCAAAACTTCTCCGCTTCGTAATGATGCATTTAATTATACTATAGGCTATAGTAATTATGGTGTGAGGCAAATAACTGGAGTAATACATTATAGAACAACACAATAAATAAATAATAAAAAATGAGTTTAGTTAAAAATACAGTTTTAGATAAAGTTGAGTTTGTAGAAAATTCTAGAGTACTTCAAGAAAGACAACGCACTGACGTTTTAGAAGATGGTGTGATAATTTCTTCTAGTTATTCAAGAAACATATATGAAATACAACCTATTGGTAATTTACCAGAAAATTTACAGCCCTACGTTACAGGTGTTTGGACGGACGAAATGATTGAAGAAGTAGAGGCTCAAAAACAACAAGATGCTTTAGACGCTGAAGCTGCTGCTGAACAACAATAAAAAAGGCTTTGGAATGAGTAAAGAACTCTCAAAAGACACTAAATTTAGTATGTCAATAGAAACTATTGTGTCTCTTGCTGTAGGTATAAGTACGGTTACAGCATTTTATTTTAGCTTGAAAGGTCAGATAGACGAAGCTATGATGTTACCTGAACCTGTTATATCAAGACAAGAGTATGACTTGAAAGACAATGCTATTCGTAGTGAGATTATGAACAATAGAGAGCTGATAGAAAAAAACTTTGAAAAACTTGAAATAATAGAGCAACGCTTGTATGAATTGAGATGAGACTTTTAATACTTTTATTGTTTTTACTTTTTACCCCTGATTCTTTAGCAGAGGTAAATACACCAAATATAACAGTATTGCAAATAAATACAGCTTGGAATAAACATCACGATGTAGATCTAGATGGTCTTATAGGTTGTAATGTTAAATATGGGTTGTTAGAAAGACAAAATAAAGATTTAAAAAGTCAAATACAGTACGTACCTGTTATTGTTATATATAAAAACAATAAACCCGTTAAACAATGGTCTGCTGATTTAAGTTTCAAATTAGATGTTAATGTAAACGAAATACAACGAGTGATAGATAGATTATGAAACACTTTAACTACTTTGAATTCGATAGTCCTGACATACAAGGAAGTGGTCAATTAATGGATTCTAAGTTATTAGAAATGATTGATCTTGTTAGAGATAAATTTGATAAACCTATTCACATAAATTCTGGTTATAGAACAGAAGCACATAATGCTAAGGTTGGTGGTAAATCTAATTCAAGCCATTTAAAAGGTTTAGCCATTGATATTGCATGTAATAATTCAAGAGATAGACATGAACTTTTATGGTGTTTACAAGATGTTGGTTTTAATAGGATTGGCATTTCAAAAACATTTATACACGTTGACATAGATAAAGATAAGGACAAAAACGTTATTTGGACATACTAATGAAAAAGCTACTACAATTAATCTCAGGCACTCTAGTAAAAGATATTGGTAACGTAATAGATAATCTTACTACAACCGACGAAGAGCGCTTAGAAGCAAAGAAAAGCATACAGGAACTATTAGAAAAAGCTGATAAAGATGCACAAGAACAAGTCACAGAGAGATGGAAGTACGATATGCAAAGTGACAGCTTTCTTTCAAAAAACATTAGGCCACTTATTATGGTGTTTCTTACAGGAATTTTTACAATTCTTTCTTTTACCGACGGTAACATTGGAGGAT